GTCTGGTTTCTTTTTCTTTCGAATCACCCATCTTCAAAAATAGATCACGCATCAGACAAGTTTGGTGGGCTTTTAGTAGCAGGAATTTGTCCGGTAAAGGTCGAATCGTTTGCTGAGATTATTAATGGTAATTTGAGTTCACACTTCTTCTTGCCGGACCTTCGATCAAGAACGATATTTGGATCGGGTTTTTCTACAGGATTGATATCATCACAATTAGGGAATGTTGGAGGTTCTCAGACACAGATTCTTACTGAGAACGAACTTCCATCACATTCTCACAATGTCAAAGTTAGCGATAATCAAACTGAGACTGATGGAAGCATTTATTTAAATCCATCATCAGGAATTCCCGTCCATTCATCGAGTACTTTTCAAAATGTTGCAACTACAGACGATTCTGGAAAAAATAAGCCATTCAGTATTGTTCCTCCGTATGTGTCTTGTAATTGGATTATTAGGTGGAATGATACAGGCAGAACCGTAATTGATGAAGAAAAACATGAAAAAGTCATTGTAGATCTTACTAATAGAATCAATCTATTAACAGAGAAAGTCAACTCTCTAATTAACAGGTAATAAGACATGCCTACCTTTAAACACATATCTGACACTATTCATATAGATGAAATCAGAGTGCCTATTAGCATTTTTAAAATGCTTGAGCCTGATTACACGACGGGCGAAGGTCTTGAGAGTATGTTTTATGATGGAATATCGCTGACTGTTCGTGCAAACGGAAAAACAAACACTCAGGTTGGATCTTGGGCTGATGGTGACCGTTATATTTCAAGAAAACAAGACTTCATTTCACTAATCGATTCAATTCGAAAAGATAATAACGATACAAATCGTGAGGTCGATAAATTTCGTGATCCGATTGGATGTAGACTGAGAGAATATCCCCAAATCAATGAATTGGTAGTTGCTCTTTGGGAACATGTAGTTGAGAAGAAAACTACAAAAGAGTCAGGAATTGATGAACTTCAACGGAAGAGGATTGCTGTAAAGGATAAATACCCTGTGAAGGAGAAGCCTAATGTCAGCGATCAACTCTCGGGAAAAACTGAAGGAATACTGCCTAAGGGCACTCGGCGCACCAGTAGTCGAAATAAATCTAGCGGATGAGCAAATTGAGGATCGTTTAGACGATGCTTTACGTTTCTTCTCAGAGTACCATTTTGATGGGGTAGAGAAGGTTTACCTGAAGTATCAGGTCACACCTGTAGATATAACCCGTGGATATATTGAACTCAAATCCGACAACCGTAGGGCTGTTGGTGGTGGACTAGAAAATTCGGATGCCATATTTGATGCTACAGAGGAAGGTAGAACTGATGAAGATGTTTTGATTGAAAACTTAATTACGAGTGTTACTAGAATCTTCCCCTTCACACAACAAAGTGTCGGTATGTTCGATATTCGATACCAATACGCTCTTAATGATCTTTATACATTTGGAACCATAGATCTTGTTCAGTACGACTTAACTCAACAATATTTAAGCCTACTTCGTCAATTCTTGTCTCCCGATAAAAGTGTTAGATTCAATCGTGTTCAGAATCGACTTTATATTGACATGAATTGGGCACAACAAGTTTCTGCTGGAATGTACTTAATTATCGAGTGTTATAGAATTCTTGATCCAAGAATATACCCTGAAGTCTACGAAGACAGACTATTGAAGAGGTACGCTACGGCACTTCTCAAGAAACAATGGGGAGTTAATTTATCCAAGTATAGTGGCATCAAACTTCCTGGTGATATCACCTTGAGAGGTGTCGATATCGCTTCAGAGGCAACAACAGAAATAGACAATCTTGAGAAAGAAATCATATCTAAGTACGAACTGCCAGCGGACTTTATGATGGGATAATCTTATGGCATTGAATCCTTATATTCGTGTAAACAACGCTACCTATCAACCCGAAAGAAATCTGGTTGAGGATCTTACCATTGAGGCTATCAAGATCCATGGTATGGAGATGTACTACATTCCTAGGGATTTGGTGGGTAGAGATGATTTTTTTGGAGAGTCAAAGTACTCAAGATTTAATGAGTTTAAGATGATTGAAATGTACATGGATACAACACAAGCATTCGAAGGTGGAGATGCTTTCTCCAAATTTGGATTTGAGATTCGTGATAGTGTGAAATTCACGGTTTCTAAAAAAAGGTTTCTTAGAGAAACTTCTAAAGTCAGACCACTTGAAGGAGATTTACTTTATCTTCCTCTGAATAAAGGGTTGTTTGAGATTAAGTTTGTTGAACATGAGAACCCATTTTATCAACTTGGAAAACTGTATTCTTATCAATTAACTTGTGAACTATTTCAATACAGCGAAGAAGAATTTGATACAGGCGTGGAAGAGATTGATGCAATTAACGATGAAACAGGATACAAAGTTGATATTGTACTGGGAGGCACCTATGGAACGGGATCTTTCGCAAAGGGCGACATCGTTTATCAATACCAAAACGGTCAAGTTACGGGAGGAACTTCGGGAGAAACTGCACGGGCGAAAATTCAATCAATTAACAGCGGAATCTCTCCGCAAAAACTTTCTCTTGCCAATGTTTCTGGCAAGTGGTTGTCTGGCACATCTGCGTCCCCCCTCTATGTGATTAAAAGTGGAAATATGTTGTATGGTACTGTAATTGGATCTGATGATAAATTAGGAATACTCAACGAAGCAAAAAATATGGTGATCGAAACAGAAGCAGATGAAGTTCTGAACTTTGATGAAAATAATCCATTTGGAGATCCATGATTTATGCTTGACTATTATTATCACGGAACAATACGCAAAGTGGTTGTTGCATTTGCATCGATGTTTAATGACATCTATGTTTCTCGCAAAGATTCTAGCGGTAATGAAGTAGAAAGGTTCAAAGTTCCAATTGCTTATGGACCGAAGCAAAAGTTTCTTTCTAGATTAGATAGAGTAGGGACCGATCTTGAATCGAATATCAAGTTAGAGAACTATCTTCCAAGACTTGCATTTGAGATAACAAATTTACAATACGATTCTTCAAGAAAGTTGAACACAATACAAAAGACTGTTGCTTATAATCCTAACGACAATAGCACTTTGTATAGAAGATATGAGAGAGTTCCCTATAATATGACTATATCTTTGAGCATAATGTCAAAGACTATGGATGATGCTTTACAGATTATGGAACAGATTCTCCCGTTGTTTGGTCCTGAATATACATTTACAATTAAAGCGATCAATCCAACAGACATGGATGTCGATATTCCAATAGTCTTTTCATCTTCCAACTTATCAGATGGTGACGATGGCAGTTACGGCGACTATGCTAATAGAAAAGTGACACTAGCAAATATTCAATTCATAGCAAAGATGTACCTATATGGCCCTGTTGTTAAGCAAAAGGTGATTACACAGGTCGATATGTCAATACTAGATTCAGACTTCTATGGAATTACTGGTGGTACATATGCAAATATACAGACTGTTCCGTATCCGGGAGTCACGGCAGGAGGATACAACGCAGGGTTAACTTATGGGTCGCAGGGATATACGAGTAGTGGTGCACAAACAACAATAACGGAGTTTTGAACATGGGAAATTCTGATGTTAAAATAGCAAAGGCTCTTGATATGGATGTATCGGATTTAGAAGAAAAGCGTTTAGAAACTAAAGATATTGTCCATAGTGTTGGAGGTTCTTACAAAGCATCTGAGGCAGATGATGATTACAATGAAGTCAGAAGAAATCTGAAGGTTGTGATTGAGCAATCCAATAGTGCTATACAGGGGATTCTTGAATTGGCTGAGGATAGTCAGCAACCTAGAGCATATGAAGTTGTTGCACAATTAATTGGACAGACTCTAGAGGCAAATACACGACTCATCGACTTGCATCGTCGCATGAGAGATATAAAGAAAGAAGAAGGTCCATCAAAAGCAACAAATGTGACTAATAACAGTATTTTTGTTGGCAGCACAGCAGAGTTGCAGAAAATGATAAAGGCTCAACAAAAACAGATAATTGATGTGTCCCCAATTCAAGAATCCAAATAATGCGTAAAACTGATGAAACATATCTTGGCAATCCGTTACTTAAAGCCGGAAATATCAAGATTGAATTTACCAAAGATCAACTAGAGGAGTATATCAAATGCTCCCAAGATCCTGTTTACTTCATGGAAAATCACATGAAGATTGTTACCTTGGATCAAGGTTTAGTGACCATTACCTTATATGAATTTCAAAAAGAGATAGTAAGATCGGTTCACAACAATAGATTCACTATTTGCAAGATTCCTCGCCAATCAGGTAAAACAACCTGTCTAATTGGTGAGATTGTTCATCAAGTTTTGTTCAATCCATCATACAAAGTAGCCATACTTGCAAACAAATTGAAAACCGCTACAGAAATCATGGACAGAGTTAAACTTGTTTATGAAAATCTTCCAAAGTGGATGCAGCAAGGGGTAATTGAGTGGAACAAAACCAGTATTACACTTGAAAATGGGTCTAAAGTGGTCTGTTCATCTACATCATCAAGTGCTGTTCGTGGTTCTTCATATAACTTTTTACTTTTAGATGAATTTGCATTCGTTCCTGAGGAGATAGCAGAGGATTTCTTTGCATCTGTTTATCCGACTATTACGGCAGGACAGACAACGAAAACCGTAATAGTTAGTACTCCTAATGGATTGAACATGTTTTATAAGTTGTGGCAAAACGCTAAAGACGGAAAATCAAACTTTAAACCCGTAGAGGCGTTTTGGTGGCAAATTCCTGGTCGAGATGAAAAATTTAAAGCAGAGACAATCAGAAATACATCTGAAAGAAATTGGGCAAGTGAATATGAATGTGAGTTCCTCGGTTCACAAAATACTC